GCGTTTTCTAATGCGGTTGCATCTTTTTTGAAGCTGGCCGTTTTTATTCCTAAAAATGTTTTTGGAGCGTTTTCAACCTTTGCAAGGGCTTCATCATAAACCTTGTTTGCTTCATCAATCTGTTCTTGTAATTGTTTTTTGTAAAGCTCAACAGCGCGCGCGTTGGCGGCTTCTTCGCTCATGCCTTGTTTTTGCAAGCTGCCAGCTATGGTTGCTATTTCTTCGCGGCCTTTTTGTGCGTTTTCGCCTGTGGCCTTGTCTATTGCTTCGTTTTTAAGTGTTTGGGTAGATTTTACGGCGTTGTTGATCATGTCGACCATCTTGCCTAAGTTGGTGATGACGGTTGCAAATATGCCCGAGCTTTCGCCACCGAGGGTGTTCATCAGTTGATCCCAGCTATCGCCCAAGTTCGATATGCGGCCGCCAAGTGTATCACTCACTGCCGCCATGGAACCGGCCACGCCTTCAACCTGACCAAGGCTAACAAGATAGTCCTTGATCGCCTGTGAATTGTTCTGAACAACCTGTGTTTGACCTTTGAAAGTAAAGGTGACTTTATCGCCTTCTTTCGATGCCTTCACACCAAACTCTTTAAGCCGTTCAAATTCGCCCGTTACGGCGTCGGCAACCGCTTCACTAAACATGTTGATGTCTTTACCCACGCTCGACGCCAAGTCGCCGTAGGCCTTCATTTCTTCCATTGAAGGTTGAAGGCCGTAGTTTGTCAAGCGTACGTAGCTTTCGGTTAGTTCGCTGAGTGCGAATGGCGTTTTCTTTGCAAATTCGGTAAGGTCGTTCATGCTTTGACGCGCCAATACCTCACTGCCAAGGGTGTTCTTGAGCACCGCGCTGTATTTCTCAAACTCCGAGCGCACCTCAATGATGTTCGACACCAAAGCCTTTGCTCCGGCTGCAATGGCGGCAAAACCTATCATGTTTTTCAACTGCGAAAATGCCGAGCCCGTTTTTTCAGCGCTTTTCCCTACGTTGTCAAGATTCTTTGAAGTCTCTTTAACTTCGGTGTTTAGCTGATCTTGAGCCGTGGCCGCTCCCTTGCCGCTATTTTCAATGGTTTTATTGGCTTGGTAACTATCAGTACCAAGCCCTTGAGCTGCGCGGCGAACGCGCTGTATGTCAGCTTCGATGTCGCCCGTAAGTACAAACCGAATTTCAACGTTTTCCATCACTTGAATTTTTTCTGAAGACTCGAAAACAGCGCGTCGCTTTGTTCCTTGCTTTCAATTTTTACAGTTTTTTCACCGCGCACCCATCGCGGGGCGTCGGCTGTCATAAGCGTGAGCGTTACCCAATTGACCTTCCATAACACGTAGTTAAGCGGCCATCCAGTCTTTTCGATCAGCGCCCAGATCATGCCAAACGGGCTATGAAGGCCTTCAGCGCGGCCTCGTGACTCCCGCTTTACTCCTGGCTCAAATTCTTCGGCTGAGTCATCCTCATCAGCCCTATAAATTTGATAGTATTCGTAAAATCCTGATAGCCGGATAGGCTTACCAGTATGGCGGCCAAGCTGGCCATGTCGCGCGTGGTCATGTGCCAACGCAGGTAGCGCGCCAATGGGCGCATGAACAGCGCGCCTGTGTAGCGGCCTCGAAGCACGCCCAGCGCGCAAATGTGCGAAATGGGCACGGCGCATGTTTGCAGGGTGGCAATCCACGCCCCTAGGTTGCCATCGTCGGCCTTCACATTCATTCGCGCATACAGCTTCGATATTCGCAACATGTTCCCCAACACGGGGCGGCGCACGGCGAAACTGATTGACCGCTTGCCAAACACACGTAAAAGAAAAGGGGCTGGGATTGGAACCCGAACCCCTTTGTCAAGCAGCGTGTCAACGGTTTTAATTTCCGTTTCAACCATGTTTAAGCTGTTGGAATTTTCTTGATAGGTGGCGTGTTGGTACCTTCAGGTTTCAACACCATTCCGGTCACAACAATGCGCATGATGTTCGTGCGGTCTGCTGACCAGTCGATTTTTCCTGTAATGTGCACTGCTGCAAACTGCCAAGTCGCTCCAAGCGTGTCATCGATCTCGATTGACTTTTCGGCACTAAAATGCTCATCCGAAGATGACCACGTTTCTGTCGATTCGCCGGCAGTACCGCCCAAGAAGGCGGCCAAGTTGGCCTTCGACACGTTGTGTACCTCAAAATTGAGGTTCACCGCTCCATTTTCAGTAGCAACAACGTCTGGAAAACGTGCGTTTTCGCTGAAGAATGGTGTCACGGTTGGATCGGCTTCGGTCAGCTTTACAGTGTTCTTGTACACCTGCATCGCTGTAAGCGTGGTCCCCATGGTGCCGCCGACGCCTTTGTCGCCAATCTTCAATGCTTTACATCCAATTGCGTATGACATATCGTTTAATTTTTAAATTTCAGTATGAAAAAAATTGATAGTATCACGGCAGCGAGGGCGGTTAAGCTCCAGGGCCGCGTTTTTTTAGTGCTTGTATTTGTTTCGGTAGTCGTTGTGGTGCTTCCAACTACTTGCACGCTGTCAACACGCGCGGGGGCGGTGCTGCTAGCGGTTACGGTGCCTGTGCTGTCAACAGCAAGGCACAGCGTATTGCGTCCGTCGCTTACCTGTACGCTTTGTGGCTCAATGTGCCCTGCCGCGTTGGGTTGTATGCTTAGGCTTGCGCTTAGTGCGTAGCCCGGGATTGATATTGGTATCGACTTCAGGCGCTCAACATGCTCAACCGTGCGCGTGTGCTCTACCTTCTTGCTTGTGGCGCAAGCAGTAAAGGCAATTAGCACGATGATGAGGCAGTAGGCTTTCATTTTTGCAATTCTTCTTTAATTTTCGCGACGTTCGGGTGTTCGATGGTATTTAACAAGTTTGCGATCTTGTTTTGAATGCGTGTAAGTTTCTCAACCTCCTTGCGCAATGCTTCAACTTGCAGTGCCATTTCGGCGGCTCTCAATCGGGTGTCCTTCAGCTCAACGTTTAAAACTTCGAAGTTTTCGCGCCACATGCGCGCAAGGTTCTCGGCGTTATTGAGCTCCGCACTTTCGGCGGCCGCTTCAGCCGATTTTGCTTCAGCTGCCACTTTCTTTTTTTGAGAGCGAAGGGTGATCATTGTCACAAACAACCCACCTCCAAGCACCACATTCACAAGGGTGCTGATCAGTTCAAATAGTCCGAATTCCATTAGCTTCTATACATTTTAATTTCTACCTCGCGACGTTTCACCAAGCCGGGCAATACAACCCCGTTAGCGTGTTTCCATTTGCGAAACTCGGCATCTATAGCCGCATCAAATGGATTGACCTTAACGAGCCTAAGTAGAGTTGACTTTGCGAAATTGCCCCACCCAACATTGAAAGCGAACGAACAAAGGGCATCAAATTGACCTTGAGTCAGGTTCAACCGAAGTGCATTCAATCGCATTTCAATATCATTTAAATCGGCTTTCAATCGCTCATCGGCTTGCGCCTGTGTGATGATCATACCCTTGGTCACGCCCTTGGTAGAGCCGTAGCCAATTGTCCAGACCCCAGCGGGACACAAGTAGGCTTGCAATTTGCAGCCCTCGTGTTGTTTGAGGTAGTTTAAACAAGTATTTGAAGCTTTCATCGCGTCGCTATTTTAAAGAAACCCCGCCGCTGCTCAAATGCTGCTGCTGGCGGCGGGGATCAAAAACCAATTACACAAATACAATTATGAGTCTTTAGGTGTTGGCTTGTACCACAGCCCAAGTTCCTTTCTTGTCGTCCCGGATCACGGCCGCTTTCGCACGGACCAGGAACGAATAGATGTCGCCGTAGTATTGAGGGTTCTTTTCATCCTCGAATGCATCAACCTCACCCAAGGCGCGCCCAACCGAATTTGGGTGCCAGAACAGCGCCGCGGCGTGGTCGGTAGTGGCTTCGGTGTCGGTATTCAATTTAGGTGCTAAGGCGGCGGTGTACTTCGCGGCCGTGCCTCGCATCATGAATTCGAAGGTGTTGTATTTGCCTAATACACCGCGAGCCAAATCTGCTTGCTTATTAAAGTCGGCATTCTGAGCGGCAGTCAACGAGCTTAACAGCTGTTGATACATGTACGCGTCAACCAAGCAAACACGACCTTCTTGCGGCATTTCTTCAGCATTGAATTTAACGGCCACGGCATCCACGTCGGCGGTTGTAAATGCCTTGCGAGTACCAGTACCCACGTGAGCGGTAACGCTTGATCCGGTAGTTCTAGTTGTGCGAGCCGAGGCAGGCGACCAGTCGTAAATGAAGTTAACAGCAACGGTTTGCATCAAGGCGGCCTTGTCGTTTCGCAGAATTGATTCGCGCTTGTTATAGCTCAACTCAACTTCCTCGGCGTTGCTGATCTTGATAGGATCGGTGGTATATTCGTCCAAGCCCAAATATAGGTCGGTATCCTTGCGAACCTTGATGGTTGCAGGCAACGAGGTGCGATTGCGCTCTACATTAGATGCCGCTCCGGCTTGTGGAATGTGAAGGATTCGGCCTTGCACAACAAACTCATCGAGTACGGTCGCTCGGCTCATAAACGAGTTGTCCGCAAACAACTGTTCGATAAGCGCGCTCGTCCAAATTTCCTTTTGAATTGCCATGTTGGCCATGCCTTGAGGTGTGCCGAAAATGGCCGTCAAGGCCGTTCCACCGCCCACCAAGGCCACGGGGTTAAGCCCCGTTGCAGCGGCCACAAAGCCGCCCAACACTACATTGAAAAACAATGCAGTTAAGAGAGTTAGAAATACTTTAGTTTTCATATACAATTTTGTTTAATTGTTTAATTACGCAGGTACAGACACAGCAGGTACGAAGGCGGTGCCGTCGTAAGTGAAGGTCATGAATGCAATACTTGCAGCCTTAACGGCGATGCTAGCCAAACCAGCGTCGAAGCCTGTGCCCAGCGTCACTGTTCTCGCAGTTGCATCTGCATCGAGCTTCAAGTGAAGCTTTGCACCAACGGGTACACCAGCACCAATAGTGAGGTTGATTGTAGCGTTTCCGGTAAGCTCATCAGGTTGCAAGAAAGTTTCCTTTTTTGCAATAGTTACTGCAAGGGTCGCGGCATAGGCAGGATCAAGCACTTCGGCACTTTCTAATACTTCAAGTCGGTTTTCGTTTGCCGTAACGGCCACGAACGAAGTGCCATCAAAAGTGAACGACAAGAACACAACACCAGCTGCCGGGACAACGATGTCGGCAACAGCCGCGTCGAAGCCAGTTCCTAAAGTCACAGTGCGAGCAGAGCTGTCGGCATCGAGTTTCAGGTGCAATTGAGCACCGGCGGTAACTTGCGGATCAATTGTCAAATTGATAGTTGCAGCTCCGGTCAACTTGGCAGGTTGCAAGAAGGTTTGCATCTGCTTAATTGCTACGGCCAAGGTTGCACCGTACGCAGGCGCTTGTTTCTCGGCTAGCGGAAACAACACTTCGCGGTTCAGATCGGCCGACCCGGCAGGGGCTTTGAAGTTGTGCGAGTACGAGTTGTCGGTCGCACGATCTTGATAAATTACAGTCATTGCTTAGGCTTTTTTGGGTTTACAACCGAATTTGCTTTCAAACTTGCTCTCGTACAAGTCGTAATACTTGTCGCGCAATGTGGTTAGCTGACCTGCACGGTCTAGTTCGTCCCAGCTTTTCTTTTCAAAATCGGCAAGCTGTACGTTGGTAGCGCTTGTTTCGCTTTCAATTTGTTGAGTCACCGATTTGCGGCGAGGCAATGCTTCAAGCGAAGCCTTTGTTGTTTCAAAATCAAGGTCAAACAGCTTGATGTAGTTGTCCTTTGATTTCGCTTCAATGCGGCCATCCTTGATAGCTGCGTCGGTCAAGCTGATCGCTTCAGCCG